CTTCAGTAGCCATGCGTGTTGGTGTCACTCCCCCCATCCTTGTTAATCCGTTCGCCAATTTGCCGACAACGGAAGGTTACGATTTTGTTCAACTACCTTACTCTCAAAATTTGGCATTTTATCCGACTTCCTTCTGTTGCAACATCTATGAGCAAGCTGTAAGTTATCCAATGATATCGGGTCGCCGTTCTGAGATACGGGGATAATATGATCTATAGTCGGGCTCATTGGGTCAGGATATTTAATTGACTTATCAACTGGCTTCCCACAGATTCCGCATATAGATTGTGTTGCAAGAATTATTTTCTTATTCGCCTCATACTGCGCCCTTAAATGGCTCATCCGCTCCGGTCGTTTGGTGGCGGTGGGTGTTTTGGAGTGTGCCCCTTTTGCCATATACCCCCCTATATAATTTTTTACCCCCCTCGGCCAAATAAAAAACCACCAACTTTACGCTGGTGGTTTTTCATGCATTGTGAACAGGATTACATAATAGCTTTGACTAAACAAAAGTGTAATGTAGGGGAAATAAATTGATTTATCTTGCATACTTAATATATCGCTTTAACTTTCCCCTGAGTGTCCTAATTTATATTTTTTTGATTAGTTCAAAATAAAAATGCCGCCTCATTTCGTAAAAGGAACGCCGACACATTGGCAACCCTTTAGCTAAGAGCTGATCATATGTAAGCCCATAACATACCGCAAGCTTAAGATAATAATCTAGCCCCTCGGCCGTATCCTTTATCGTGCTATCAATCAATATAATCTTTGCAAATGTTTCTTCTCTTCTGATCACAAGCTCTGAGGTGCTATCATATAATGGTGTTTGAACCCTTTCCTTTGAATAATCAATACCCTTCCCTGAATCTGCTGGTGGTAGCTCTGCAAGTAGTGTAGGATATCTTAAAGCGTAATGAATCGCTGTTAAATAATCCTCTTTTGGCAGATAAAAAGATGTGCCTTTACTCTTTAACTCTTTATATTTCCCCATTTAAACCCCTATATAATAATCTCTACAAGCTTCTTTACGTCTTGTAAATACTCTGCTCTTTCCTTTTGCATATATAGTTTTTGCCCTATATATAGCCGCTTCCCTATTAGCATATCATCATAGGTACGCTTTACTCTAACCCTTGTTGATTCTTCCGGCTCATACCTATGTACCGGCTTCTTATCTCCCAGAAGTTCAACCCATTGTTTCATGATGCTTTCATTGTCATACTGATAATCGAATGAAGGTATATCTAAAAGCTTTTTAACATCAAAGTTCATATCAAAGGGAACTATATGAGCGTTAACCCCGTCTATAATCCCCATTTCGACCGTAGAAGGAAACGGCGTACATATTAGAGGAACTTTGTTTACAAGGCTCTCAAGACAACTATAAGACCAACATTCCGAATCACTAAGTTGAACTACATAATCAGCCGCCTTGATAATGCTTGCCATATCTGAGCTAGTTCCCATGTTGTAGAAGTTCTTAGGCGGCTCTTTTAGATGTCCATTTGCAAAGTTAAGCCAAATGAATTTAATCTTTTTCTCGTTAAGCATTTCAGCCAACTTGCGCATCCTGAATTCTATCTTACCCTTATCCGGTGCTGGGAATCTCGTTGCCGAAACAAGTAAAAGCGCCTTATCTACATCCTTCTTGATCACGTTATGAATAACCATGCAATCATCCTTTGTATATCCATGTGACTTCATGGCCGTTTCAGACACGAAAACAAGCGTATCATAATCATGCTCTATTCTCCATCTTGCATCCGTCTTGCAAGCGTGACACATTCGGATAATGCTCTTAGCTTTGATGTTGCTTGGCATTGGGTCAAGGAAACTGAGCAAAATGAGGTTGTCACACATAACAAAAGGTACTTCGTTTGCAAAATTCCTGATTGCTCCGTTATTCTTGACCTTAGCCGCTATTACCTTGACTTTCTTTCTCCATTGATTAAGCCTTTTCTCGTCGATTGTTTCCGCTACAATCGTAATATCATACTTATCAAGGAACTTATCAAGGAAGTTATCAATAAAGCTACTTAAACCGCCAATCTCGGTTATTCCTTTACGATATAGAACTATTTGCGTCTTATATGGTGGCGTTTTCTCTTCAAGCGGTGCATAGGGCTGTCCTCTTACTATATGCCCCCAGAATTTACGCGGCTTTATTATCTTGCAATACCGCTCTAACCCCTTAAGGTCGCATCTATTTGTCATAAGATATACTTCGTTGATCTCATCCTCTTCTCTGATCTCATCAAAGAGCCATTGCATATCACTGGTGACAACATCATAGTAATAAACAACCCGCTTTGTATTCATGATACCGGCGGCGTATCTCTTGATCTTAGAATTTACTACATCGGTACGGTAAAAATACATATAATCTGTTATAATTGCCCGTTTTATCTTAGAATTTGGTATAAGATAGCCTATTTTCCTTGAAAAATCCTCATCCTCAGTTGAATCCTTCTTAACGTTAAATCTAATATCCCCAATAAACGCCCTTTTGAAAACTCTGGTGCAAACTGAAGGATTTGGAAGCCTATCATTCAAAGAATTAAGCTTATAATCGTGCTTTGCTCCATTTCCGCAGTTTTTCCAAGATAATTCTATTACATCCGGTTCTTGTTTAATCGTTTCGAAAATCGTCTGAACGAATTTAGGTGATACAAGATCATCAGCATCAATAAATGATACATAATCGCCGCTTGTAAGGTCTAATCCCTTATTTCTTGCTGTTGCACAACCTTTATTTTCTTGGCGTTCAATCCTAAGCCATAAATAATCAGATTCAACAGGCCTATCACTACCATCATCAACAAGAATAACTTCTACCTCTTTGGTAATTTGCGGATTAAGGCAATCAAGAAGCTCTTGTATGTATGGTTCCGCGTTGTAACATGGAATAATGATTGATAATTTGAAAGTACTCATATATCCCCTCATAAGAAAGCTATTATTTTATATCCTTGAGGTAATCAGGCGGTATATATGCAACGTTCATTTCCTGAACTATGCACCTAGTAAGTGCTAAATCAGCCGCCTCAAGTGCCTCTTTCATTTCTGGGTTCATTGTTTTAGCAAAAATAACCCTCTGCTCTTGTAAATATTCTCGTGCCTTAATAAAATTCATGCTTTTTTCTCCCCTGATATCTGTTTTATTTTGTTAATCACATCCTCGGCGGTAAGATTGCCTACAGGATGCTCAAATAAGCCCCATTCTTCTAACAATCCCTCGTTATCCTCTTGATTAAACATATAACCGCCGTAAGTGCAAAAGCCATTAATCACTGAACTTTCTTTGTTATTAACAATAAATCTAGTTCTTACAATCCAGCTTTCTCTATAGCTCAACAGCTCTCCATGTAATAAATCCTCAGACATATCCTCCCATTTAATACCTTGAGCATCAAGCCAGCCGCGTAATTTTGCCATTTCGTCACAAATAACCATCCCTTACACCGTCCTTAATAATATTCCGTCATTGTTCATTATGTTGATTTGCTCAGATTCCGAAAAATCCGGCTCTGTGAGATTGATTGTATAAGCTATCGGCCACTTATCATCAAGAGCCGCGTTCTCATAACTCCAATCTTCTGGATATTTCGAAACAGAAAGCGCACTATAGATTTTAAAGCCGTAAAGCTCGCTATAGATCACATGGAAGGCAAGCCCTCCAAACTGATCTTCCCACTTTCTAATCTGGTTAAGAATATTAACCGGTACTTCTTCAATTTCCCCGTAATTTGAGCATAACAACTTGCCGTTATCCTGAAACGATTCTAAGATCATGCTCTTTAATTTCATCTTCTTAATACGGTTAATCGCTTCTTCTTTTTGTTTTTCATGACTCATCCTTTATCTCCCTTATTTTTATTGCACAAATACGATTATCTCAATATTTATGCTAAAATCAACACTTTTATCCCTTTAAACGCTCTTTTATTGCGATATACAACAAAATCACACAAATAAAAATCACAAAGAGTAGTATAGAACCCCAAGTGGGAATAAATACCCAGAACCAGCTCCATTTTATTATTTTGGCAAGCTTAAAGCCTATAAGCATAAGCTGTAAGAGCTCGATATAGGTTATTCCGCGAACAGCGTTTTTATTTTGATTTTCCATTTTATCCCCCTTTCTTAGTCTTTATACCTAATAGTTTTAAATTATCTTCAATTTGCTTTGATAAGAGTAAAATATTTAGCCTTTTGCCGCATACTGGGCAATATCTAAGATCATGCCCTCCAAATCTTAATTGACATTTAAAATTGCCCTCAAGATCATAATTCTCTTCTACTAAAGCAACTGAATACTCTTTTTGATTTTTTTCTCATGTATAATTCTATCTCGTATTGATTGCTTCAGTGTTTCGCAAAAACTGCAAGCTTCTAAGTAATCCATATTTACCCTTTTTTGATTATGTTCCAATCACCATTAACAGGCCGCCACAGGTGTAAACACTCAGCAAGATTAACATATTGGCTTTTTTTGGGATGTATCTGAACAACCTCTTCTTCATCATCCCAGAATACTTCTTTGATATATTGCATTTCATCCCACGTAGGCAATCGCCTTGCTAATAGCTTTACGCTTACGTGCTCCCAGCCATATTCTGCAAATCCAACAACTACTTGAGCCTTTATACCGCTTGGAAGGCTTAAATAGCCCGCTTTGATTATTGGCGGAACTATATCGTGCGCCCACATTACTTTTTTATTTAACTCTTCAAGTTTTCTCATTATCTCCGCCTCTCTTATTCTGCCGATAATTTGAGCAATTAACATTCATACACTCAATAAGTTCTACGCCGTAGCTTGTGATCTGGGGATATTTAGGGCAATAAATACAATTCTTATGTTTTTTTATTTCCCTTTTTAAAATATTCTTGGTTTCTAACGACATAAAATCATTAAGCACTTTTTTAAAGTTTTTATTCGGTAAATCAATTATTATTTGCACTCTTCGCCCTCTTGGTTTTTTTTATATACTCATCTAAAATTTTAAGCACTTGTTCTTTTGCTTGTTTAAGTATATCCTCTACAAGCTTATCAATTCCTTTTACTGTTTTTGTTTTGTCTGTAATGACATATTGCACCCATATACTCCCGTATTCCGCTATTTCATTCCTCACTTCTTCTAAAGCGGCTATTTTGTCATGCTCACAGATGTTTTCTGATATGCATAGTTTATTTATAAATGGCTCTTGCTCTGGTTCTTTTTTAAGCGTAAGAACTAATTCGTTAATATTCCACATATGGAAAGCTTCGATATCATGAATTGCAATGTTGAAAGCGGCTTTATGCTCATCACTGAAAATCGGATTATCCATAAGCGCCCTAAGTATCAAAATTGCTTCTTTCCTTGTCATTCCTTACCTCCCTTATATGGTTCCGGAAGTGGCATCCAAGCAATAATATCGCTATAATGATTCAAATCTATCCATGCTTCATAATCTAAATGCGTTTTGTGTTTCCAGTACCTTGAAATATAGATTGCTCCACTGCTTGCCTGAACTAAAACTTCTTTGCTAGGCTCAATATACCCATCATCACATTTAATCTGTTCCGGTAGCTTCTCACTTACAGGAATCCAACGTTTTGCTTTCATTTCCTGAATCTGATCTAAAAGATTTTCATTCTCTGAAGCAAGATCAAGATTTATTGCTTGGAGCTCTGAGGCTTCTTCAAGTGCTTTTATTGCCATGTTTAGAGCAACGTGATATGATTCCAGAAATTTATTAGCGTGTATTTTATCGCTAATTTCCATGAAAAGTTTTAAATCCTTGCATAAATCAATGCCTTCCGCTCTCGTCATTCCCCGCCTCCATTAATGCTTTTAGTACTTCACCAACTGTGTCCTTTACGATGAAACCATCATCAGCACCACCACAGTATATTTTTGTTTCATAACTTCTACCATAAACATGCTCAGAACATATTCTATCAACTCTTTCAGGATTGATATATATCTCCAATTTTAACCAATCTCATTTATTCCCTCCTTTATATCTTCTCTTTGCCAGCTTCTTTTTTCTTCACCTAAAATAACCGCAATTGCGTGAATAAAATTAAACGGGTCGAAATAAATCTTAATTTTGTTGATAATGCAATTTTTATTTTCTTGCATTTCGTTAAAATTGATATAATCGCCGGTGCTTTCATTGAATATTCGACATTTTGTTGTATTCCATAGTTCGCCCAGAGTGATATAAGAGGGCTTTTCAAAAACTTTTTTAATTTCCTGTATCTGCTCTATACTGAATCCTGATCTTCTTAGATATTTTATTGCTTCAAGCTTCGTCATTTGTTCCCTCCAATTCTATGTATTTCTCAACCGTTTCAAGGCATCTGTTAACGCCGAACTGCTCGGATATATATGTGCTATCCTCGTAAATCTTAAGTATATCGTCGTAAAGGTGGCTTAAAACCTCTTTGCAACTCGTATCTTCTTTTGCTTCAATTACCGCTACGCTCATTTTTTTACCTCCCTTAGTCATTATCATTACACCTGTGCCAAAAGCTCCAATCAACCAGAACCCCGCAACTTGGGCATCTGTTGCAATCCTTTTCTTTTAACTCGTTAAATGCGTAATTGCACTTAGGGCAATAAGCATCATCACATATACCCCGAACATCCAACATATACCTTGTTTCTTTCTCCGGAATAAAGTCAAAAATGCTCATCTGCCCCATGCAATCACTCATTGTTACCTCAAAAATCTTTCTTGCTTAGTCCTAGCGTATTTAGATACTCTTCTGTCCAACTCGGCGCAAGCTGGACTTCCTCTCCATCAAGCATTGTGCCGTACTCACACTCTCCGTCTGTCTGATCATAAAGCCAATCTTTAAAACACTGGTCATTATTTTTACGACAAAAGCATTTCCCCTTGTATCTGAGCCAATTCCCTGTAATCTCGCACCCGCAATTTTCACAAATCATTTTCCTTTTGCCCTTTCTTGCAAGTGTTTCAGCTAAACGCTTCTTTTTCAGCTCATATTTATGCTCTTCATACCACTTTTGGAAGTAAGCGGTACGGTCTTTCTTTGGCTTCTGTGTGGCCTTTTTGTTTTCAATGCACTCAGGAAGCTTTCAATGTAAACAATCTAGATCACACTTCATTTTCGCCAATCCCCATAAGCTCACCCGCCGCAATTCTTACGCTCATTGGTATCTTGCTAAGTTCCGCCTCACGTTTAAGAGTGTTCTCGTAGTTCCTCAAAAACTGCCCCTTAGCAACATCCAGATTAAAGCCGCTATTTGATGCTTCGTCGTGCAAATACTGAGGGCTTCCAATCGTCTTTTGAACCAGCTCCGGCAAGTTATTAAATTCCTTTTCCGCCCCGTAAGTGCCGTTACGGATTCCCTTCATGACAAGATTCCAAGCCTGTAACCCGTCAAGCTCCTGACGCTTGGGCGTAATCTTCCTGATCTGCTCGATTATCTGCCCCGCAACAGGTGGAAAGCCCTTAGTATCGTTTATGAGAAAAGCTTTTAAACCAAGTGAAGCCTGTTGATATGTGAACTCTTCAAGACACATGAACATCACAGAGCAAAGGTGCTCAAAATCCTCTTCTGTGAACTTTTCATAGGTCTTAGGGTAAGCGCTACGCATAACCGCTATAAGCTTCCAAGTTTCTTGTTTTGTCATCTTCTCCCCCTATCTTTTTCCTGAAAAACTCATCATCAACAACCATGCACCTATTGAATTCAAGGCTTTTATCCGCCTGTTTTGCCCGCCTTTCCCACGTAATAACCGCGGCTTTCCAGTCTTTCATTTTGTTTTTGCCAATCATCCAATCTTTGGCGGTGTAATAGGCAACAAAAGCCTCTGGGTCAACCCTGTTATTCCTTTCCTGACAATATGCCCGAACTTCCTCGATACTGGGAATGATAAACTTTTTTCTGGTACTATTTTTTGATAAATCTTTTTTGTTTTTTAAATCTTTATCATTTTCATTATCAGTATCAGTATCATTATCATTATCAGTATCAGTATCAGTATCAGGTTGTTTTGTTTGTTTTTGGTTGTTTTTGGTTGTTTTTGGTTGTTTTTGGTTGTTTTTGGTTGTTTTTTCCGCGTTCTTATTACCCTTTGGTGCTCCCCCTTTCTTGCCCGCATTCCTTCTCTTTTCGCATACTTCCTCATACCTCTCCGAATCTCTATCAATCTGTGCTTTGATAAAGCAAAAAGCCACTTTAACAGCACCCGAAAGCTCAACTTCTATACCCTTGGCATACTCAAATAAGGCTTCAAACAAAAGCCCTTTTTCTTCAAGCGTTAAGCAATCGATATGATCTGAATAATCCGTATAGAGGATGAAACTGTTTCTTTTATTTCTTACACTCATTTGACTTTGCAATAAGCTTCCTTCCGTCGTATATACCCATACCTTCACCGCTTAAACTGGTTCCGTAATAAGCGGGCTTGTAGAACTTAAGCTTTGGCTTTGGTAACTTTCCAAAATTAGCCTCATGCAAAAGCTTGTCAAAATCCAAATTGTACTCATGAATAATTTTAGAGCTCATTGCTCTCCCCCTTTCTCCGGCTCCATAAGGAACCGGATATTTGTGATAAATTCCCACTACTGGGAAGGCTTACGATAGATCAGTTTCTCTTTATCCCAATCAGGATATAGAGCTTTTAAATAATTTTCTGCAAAATTCCTATAGATTATTCTTGCTTGCCCGTCGTCCATTTGCGCGTGACAAGCTCGGCATACTGTTACAAGATTCTCTTCTACGCCAAGCCCGCCCTGAGAACGGTTAATAAAATGTGCTTCGCCTCTTGCCTGTGGGCTTCTGCAAAAGATGCAACAATAATTATCACGCTTTTCCACTTTTCGCCGTACCGCTGGCTTTATCGCTACGGCTTTTGTTCTCTCGTGCATATTCAAGCTCCCTTATGTGTGCCAGTTCTTTAGGGCTTATTATGTCTACCCCAACAGCTATAGCCTCTTGAATCATTAGATCAAGTAAAGCGGTCATTTCATGAACATTAAACGTAGAACTCCCTCTTAGCATCACGTAAGCCCTGAACATTTTCCCATTTTTATCCGCCTTTAAATGTGACGTTGGTTTAAGGTGGTATGTATCAGCGCTTAGAGCCTCATTTTCGGCTTCTTCTGTATCAGGTATATAAACTGTTACAAGTTCGTCGTTTAACCTCATTACAAGCCCCAAATCGCGCAAATTCTTATTATGTATAACTGAAGCTGGTACTTTGGTTTTGGTTGCTACCTTCCCCAGAAGTACCCAATAATAAGAGTTTTGTGAAAGGCTCCGCTTTTCTATCTTTTCCTTAAGGCAATAAATCTTATCTTTCGGAGCTTGCATCAGGAATAAAACAAGCCTCTCAGGTTTTCCGACTATCTCCATACTCTAATTCACCAAAATTTTTAAGAAGTGTTCTATGCATCTGTGCGGCTTGCATTCCTGTGAGTGTTTCCCAAGTTGCCCCGTTGTCTTTAATCCACTTATCAAGATCAAGGTGAAACACTTCCCCGTAGTGCTTAATGCATTTAATATCTGCCGCTGTTGCAAGGCCGCCAATCTCTGGAGCCTGTTCAAAGGTTGGCTTTGGCTCTTCAGTTTCCTCTTTTACCCACATAGAAAAGCCTAAGCCCGTTCTGATCGCAACGCATTTAACAAAAGCTCTGCACATGGAATTCCAGACAAGTTGTTGATTTAGATAACTATCCCTTACCGGATTCTTTCCATTAAGTACCGGCGTTTGCATATAATATGTTTTGTCGTCTATAACTACCTTTATCTTGGTTTCGTAGCACCTGTTAGCTTTGTCCTTTTCGCCAAAAACTACATCCGTCATGATAAGGCTGGAGCCGTTTTCTTGAGCACTCACAGGTTCAAAATAGACAACCTCCGCCCCATTTTCATGTAAGAGCTCTATACACTTAGCCCAATTAAGATATTTGAACCCGTCGCGGTCTTTACAATACTTGGTAACGTCGATTTGTCTAAGCTCTTCATAGCTTTTTAGCATTAATAACCTCCAAATCTTTAGCCGGCTCTATCTCCATATCTGCAACACATAAAACGTCGTTAATATCATCCTCAGTTAAGAAGCAAGTGTTTTTTGTTGCTGTCATTTGAGCCGTTGCCTTTCTCTTGAGAAGTAAAAGAGCGCTTCTCATTTTGATATTCTCAACAATCATTATGTTTTCGCGTCCGAACTTCTCCGCTATTTCACTCTTAAATATATCTTTTGTTTTATCGCTCATAATTGTATTTTTCCTCATTTATTGCTATAATAAATTACTGTTTTGGTGGTTGGTAGCCGCCATTATTGTTTTCCTGTCGGGGCTTATTTCGCCATAAATAAGCCCTTTTTTTATTTGCCGTGAATCCTCTCAAGCTCATAGCTCTTATCAAGTATCTTTTGCGCCTGATCGGGTAAGCTCCCATTCCGTAAGTAATCATGTAGAGCTTTTTTGTTCCCTGTATAAAGCAAAACAACCATAGCCGTATCTTCGTACTTCTCATACAGATCAGAAAGGTAATCCGCCGCTATCGTGAGATTCTTGTAAGGCTCAAACATATCCTTTTTAGTCCAGCCAAATTCTTTTATCCTTTTAGCGTGAACCCTTACGTTAATCTGCATAAGGCCGTAGTGATTGCCGTTTTTGGCGTTTGCATTATACCCAGATTCATAAAAGGCTATTGCTTCCAAAAACTCAGGGCAAATATTGTAACTTGCGGCTACACAATCAAAATATTCAATTAAATCTTCTGGTACTTCTTCTGATATAGATTGATTTAGATAGCTTTCGCTTTGATACGTTGCCGGTTGCAAGAAAACCAGCGATAAAGATATTACGCTTGCTAAAACTTTCAATTTTTCACCCCCTGTACTACTTTTTCAATACTTTACTTCGCTCTTCGTGTGGAACTTTCAAATACTCGAAAATATCAATTACATTACCAAGTGAAAAAAATGTTGGATTGTGCCAGTACTTGCAAAATGTACCTTTTGATAAAGTCGTATGAAGTCTTACATCTTCAAGCCTTCTTACGTGGCGCAATTCCATGTACTTTCTTACTAAACCCCTGAACTCTTCTTCATTCAATTAAATCCCCCTTTCCTTTTGTCTATTATTGTAGACTATCTTTTTAAAAAGATTAATCAAAAAGTTTGCTTGGGCTACATTTTAAGGCTTTTGAGATTGCTAAAAGCGTTGAAATTCTTATATCAATCTCTTTTCCGCTTTCGAGCTGTGAAAGCGTCGCACGATTAACCCCGCTAACCTCCGATAAATATGATTGGCTCATTCTTAACTCTTTTCTTCGCTTCTTGATTTTCTTAGTAACCACCCCGCTTTCCCCCCTTTCAGTATTCCGTTAAAAAAGTGCCTGTAATCAGTATAGAAAAAAAAAAAAAAATGGTCAATATTATTAAACAAAAAAAATATTGATTTTTTCTAGCGTTGTATATTATCATATACAAAAAGGAAAGAGGAAACGCACCATGACACTAGGCGACTTAATAAAAGAATATACTAAAAAAAATTCTATGACACAGTTTCTTAAAGATTCAGGCATATCTAAAGCTTACGTGTACATGCTTATCAACAACAGGAACACATGCGGCGAACCTATTGTACCAAGCATTACCATAATCAAAAAAGCGGCTAAGGGAATGCACTGTAATCCGGATGATATCTTTTATCAGCTTGATTGCGCTTTTACGGTCAAGGCTAATAAGAAATATAAGCCAAAACCTATTATCTTAGCCCCAGAGTTAATGCCTCTTGAAAAAAAGCTTTTATCAAACGCTAGAAAATGCACTGATTCAGAGATTGAACTAACTATCAATTTCATGAAACAGCTTAGGAAATTAAGAAAGGAAGTATAAATTATGGCAACGGCTACCAAGCTAAAAAGTGGCGCATATCGCACATTTGGAAACAAAAGGATACACGGGAAACTTGTAAGAAAATCTTTTACTGTTCACCCGAAAGAATTTGGAGGTGATTGGCGAAAAGCCAAAAGTAAGTCAGAATTACTAGCTAGAGAATGGCAACTTTCAAAAGAAGAATCAATAATTAACGGTAAGACCGTAAAAGAAGCTATTGAAGAGTATATTTCAGACAAATCTAAAGTATTGTCACCAACAACGATTATAGGGTATGAAAAAATATTAAATTCTTTTGAACCTATAGAGAATTACTATATTTCTGAATTAGACACCCCTACAATCCAAAAACTTGTCAATGAATGGTCGGAAACGCGTAAAAGCAAGACTATTACAAATAGAATCGGCTTGCTTATGTCTGTTTTGAATTATCATGAAATTGATAAAAAATTTAAGATCACATATACTAAAGAAGGCTCTAAAGTTAAATCACCTGATCTTAAAGATGTAAAAGCATTGATTGAAGGGGCTCCCATGAAATTTAAACCGGTGTTATTCCTTGCGGCCTTTGGAAGCTTACGGCGCGGTGAAATTGCTGGATTAAGAGAAAAAGATATATCTAGGAAAACAAATACTGTAACAGTTAACGGTGATATGATATGGACAGGAACCGGTTGGATATATAAACCAATTCCAAAAACAAAAGGTTCAGCTAGAAGTGTAGAGCTCCCGCCTTTTGTAATTGATTCGATTCCGCTCGCACAAAGCCCAGATGATTTTATTTTTAAAATAACGCCTAATAATATGACGGATAGAACAAAACGTTTGGCGCGTAAACTTGGGTTAAAATGCACTTTGCATTCACTCAGGCATTTTGCCGCATCATTCAGAACAGATTTAGGCATTCCGCGAAAATATGTTGAAGAGGTCGGCGGCTGGGAAAATGGCTCTGTAATTCTACACCGTGTGTATGATAACGTTTTAGATTCTTCAAGGGAAAAATACACAAAAATAGCAAATGATTTTATAGAACAAAACTTTAATCAATGAGCTATTTTTGCTCTTAATTTTCATTCTAATATTTAGACTATTTTTCTAATTATTAAAACCCGAAAAATTCAAGCAACCATGCGGTTTTAGAGTGTGCTGTGCACACAAAAATTTCGTGTGCACAAACGTGTGCACAACAAAGTCAAATATATAGTTTTTTATTATATTTTTTAGAATCAAGTTCTAAATATAAAAGCACGAAAAAAGCCGATAACCAAGCGGGATTAAACTGAATCGCTTTGGTTATCGGCTTTCATATTTTAGTGCCGGCAGTGGGACTTGAACCCACACGCATAGCAACTCAGCCCTAGTATTTACCATATCTAAAAAAAACGTGTGCACATTCGTGTGCACACGACTTTTTTAAAATCACACAAAAAAGCGACAGTGTTTTTTCTATTTTACGACAATTATATACAATTTTTTGATTTTGGTCTATGATAAAAATTTAAAATTATAAAGTCATAAAATTAAAATCTCTTTACTTCTTTTTGACTTTCTTTTGACTTGTTTTTGCGTTCTTATAAAATTTCCCTGATATCACACCCCAAAGCCTCCGATAAACTAAGAGCTGTTATAACGTTGCTCTTCTTGATATCCTTGGTTCCTTGCTCGTAGTGTTGAATCATTCTAACGTTAACACCGGATTTATCTGCAAGCTCTGCCTGTGTCATTTCCCTTAGTTCCCTGATCTTTTTTAAATTACTCATTATGTACCTCGAACCATGAATCATTTCCCATCCAGTAACCAGCTTTAAGTTCATTGTTTATTTGCGCTATTGCGGCGTTAAAAAATTCCTCTGTTGCTGTTCTGCATTCCTCAATAATACCGTCGTAATCTCTTGCTGTTATATCAACAACTGGGCAAGCTTTTATACAAATATCATTAAGTGAATCAAATCTGATTTGAAGCCTGTCGATATCAGAATTAAGCGCGTCTTTCGTCCATCTTTTAAGGCTAGAAAACTTATTAAGTCTAAAAGAACCTTCCTGAGAATTAACTAAATTCATTATTTGTTTTTTCATTTCGAAACCTCCATTAAATAAATCTAAGATTATACTGTTGAAAAGCAAGCTTGATCTCATGTTCAGCTTTTTCAAAGTTGTTTTCAAAAATAAGATCAATAGCCTTCTTAACACCAGCAAGGAAAGAATTGATATTATTATCATTATATCTACGTTCTACACAACTGTTATAGAGCCAGCTTACAATATCCTCACTAAGTTTAAGATTATTCTTCTTGTAGTTAGAATAGATAACACCTATCTGCTTTCTACTTATGTAAATTGCATATCCTGACATTGTTATTCCCTCCATTGCTCCGTGTCATTTCTTGAGTATATATTACACCTGTAGGTGTATATTGTCATTGATAAATATGTACAAAATAATAGACATTTTTATGTTTGTTTTGTACACTTTTAGGTGTATTTCAAAACAAAAAAATAAGCCTAAGAAACATCGCTCAAACTTCTCAGGCTTATTCTTTTGAAAAAAATATACACAGAGGTTTTTATTACATACCTTAATCTTATTATATCATAAAGGCATAGCCATACCAACAACTACCGTACCAGATAGCTTATATCACCAAATTTTAATATATTGCTATGGGCTTATATGCCTTTATTTCGTACCGCCTCTGCTCGCTAGGCTCCCGATCGTAATGTTTCCCGCTATACCATCTTTTTTAAGCTGTGCATAACTCTGGTAAGCCAAAAGCGCTTCAAGCGTCTTGTCGCCAAAAATCCCATCTATTTCGATATCATAGCCCCTTATTACAAGTTCCCACTGAAGCCACATGATATCAACGCCAATCATTCCCTTTCTAAGCGTCCGTTCTGGCTTCTTAAAAGGGTTCTCGTTGTAATTATCAAAATCAGCAATCAGGTTAATAGCTCCGTCAAAATCAACATCAAGATCACAGAGGCAATCAACGCCCTTAACATTTCCTTTACTTGAATATTGCCAAGCAACTGCAAGGGAAGTATCAGGCTTAAGGAATGAGGAAGGGTTATAAGTGCCGGTATCAAGCTTTGGATATCTGGCAATCCAAAATTCAAAATCATTCTTCAAATCATCATGAATAAGATTGATGTACCAATCCCTATTGCAATATATTCCGACGTAATAACCCGCGGTTTTGAAGATTTCAGCATACTTGTAAGCAAGTTCCCTAATATATGCCTTTCCCTTAGCTCTTAAGCTCTCATCCTCAAGATCAAGCCATATACCATACTCAAGCTTTCGCCCGTCCAAATGCTTTAACAGGCTTCTAGCGTCGCCTTCTATATCAGCCATTGAAGCCCTAGCAATATAGATGTATACGCCACTTGCTATGCCGTAATAGCCGCACCCATTGTAATTATTATCAAATTGCTCATCTTTGCGGTGGCTCTTAGCCTCATACTGACACTTCAGGATAGCAAATTGTTTACCTTCTTCTTTGACTAATCCCCAGTTAATAAGCCCTTGATAATGGCTTACGTCAATCCCCATTGCTTCGCTCATTTGTACCCTCCCCGCCAATATTGGCTTTATCCTTGAGAACATCAAGCGACTTTATAATAACGGTAGGTAACGGAATGCCCATTAAAGCGGCGTTTTCAGCTATTGAAAGCACTTCATTAATGCTGAATGTGATTATTACGGCATCCCTTATATAATTGGTTCCTATCATCAGATCAAGGCGGTATGCTATCAAAATAAATAAAAGCGTCATACCTTTACGGCAAAGCCCTTTCCAACCAGCCCCAGATTCTAAAGCCCCGTTTCTGCTCTTCGTTGATTTCTGGAATACTCCGGCGACAACAAGGCCGCTTAAATAGTCTATTCCCATGAAAATAAGAAGTGTTGTCAATCCTGAGCTCCACCCTCCGAAAAGATTTGTAAAACACGCCGCTATAATGCCAATAGTTGCCGAAAAAATGCTTTTTGTCTGCATAAACGCCACCTTTCAAGCTCTGTTACTCAGTTACTTCCTCGGGCTCTGTCTGTTGGTTGTCTATGATCTTCTCAAGGCCTCCGGATATAACGCCGTACTCATTCATCACCATGTAATGAGCTAAGACTATATCAGCGTTCTTAAGGCCATATGATACCTCATCATGATACTTAATCTCTGCTTCTCTCTCGGTATCATATCCCAGCATACTAGAGGCTACGCTATCGCCTATTCTTACGTTTGAAACAAATAAATATTTTCGGGTGTATTCTTCTAACATGGTTTTTACCTCCTTATTTTTAAAAAGTTTTGATAACGTTTTTATGGGTTTTGATAACTCTAATTAGTTCGCAAAATAGCAATTTTGAGAACTTATTAGACCAAAAAAGTAATTTACTTCTTGTTCAAAGCATATCTAAAAGTATTACAGGCAACGGACAACGATATAGAGAAAATACATATGATGTTAGGAAAACTGGATATACCCCTATAGGCGTTGTCGGATGGAACGTTGGTAATGTTGATTGGTATATAAATTGCGCTATTAGAAATAATGCTTCTGTCTATGTAATGGCAATGCGCAACGACAATACAACGTGGTCGGGAACATTCAATTTTAACGTTGAAATTCTCTATCTTAAAAATAGCTGATCATTCAAAAAGTCGAACAGTCATTCTACCGTATGCATCCATTGTTAATTTAGCGCCAGCTTTAAGAGGAAATGTTACGGAATCCGTTCTATACACGTTTCCAGATGCTGTGGTATATAAAATCGTAAAGCCATTAAGATAAACATGGGAATCATTTTGAGTAGTTCCATTCAATATTATTTCATAAATACCATCTTTTTGGATTGTAAATGTTCCGTTAGCGTCAAATACAACGGTCATGCTTGTAGGATTGATGAAGTTCGGACAATTGCTAATTTGCGTAATAACATTGCCGGTCGTTTTGACGTTACCGTTGTTCGTGATCGTGCCGCCCTGATTGATTACGGCGGTTACTTCGTAAAGTTGTCCATCTGTTGCAAGCATCAATGCACCTTTAGCATAATATTTGCTTGCGCTTCCCCCGATTGTTTCAGGGTCGCCCAGAGCTTTAGTGATCACTTTATTCATTAAAGGGTTGTCGCTTGTAGCACTAAAAGCCGAATCTGGGGCTATATTAATAAAAGGTGCGACGTTTACAAGGTTGCTGATCGTGGAGATATCAACTGTAAACGTCGCAATATTTATCTCATATATTCCGTTGTTGATATTAACATCTGATTGCTGAACAACCGGTGTTAATGAGTTAGCCGTTTCGACTTGAAAAGAAATAGGCTCTCCGGAATCCGCTAAATCCATATGGATGTATAAGCGCCCTAAAAGAGAACCGGAAGCCGTAAGAGGTACGGCTATATCAGTTTCCTCGATAGTAAACTTTCTACCGCATAAAGCGCCGTGACCTTCCGCAACATGAAGCACGTTAGCGCTCTTGATCGTAACAGTGCCGCCGTAGATCAAGCCGCTTTCCTGAAGAGCTTTTTCGTAAATTAATGCGTCGTCCTGAGGTGTTACCGTCTTAGCCGCATAAGTAACAATATTGATACCCATTATATGCCCCCTCCCTTAAGGATTTTCGTAAGGTCTAACCGTATGGAGCCAAATGTTAGCTTTGTTTTATTGCTTCGCTCTATACCTGTTAGGATAGATGTGTAAGATGTACCGTTTGTAATGACGTTAACAGCTTGCCCAATGCTTATGTTCTGGGGATTTACAAGCGCATCATCATTCTGAACGGTTAGTTCAATAAGGTTGTTGTATGAATCAACGTCAAACTGCTTATTTGCCGCATCCTGTGCGGCGTGTGCAAACGTATCACCGCTTGCAACGGCTACGCTTGTCATTGCATATTTAACCGGTACTATTCTGTCTGTGTTAGATGTGTTGTATGAGCCGTCGGGATGCTTGTAATATACAATAGTCGTCGCTAAATCAGCTTGATCATAAATAACAAGCTTATTTGTATCTTCTGTCGTTTCATTCAGAATAATCGACTTCTCCATAACTGAAGGTAAATCTGCCTCTATATTGAACGTAGAAGCGTCTTTTATTCCTATTGCTACGTTGATAGCCTTATTCTGAAAATCAGGCGTAACATATAAGCCGACTTGATACTTAGTTAGCGCTCTTCTAACAATGGAGCTCATAAAGTTGACTATTGCTTTAGTAAGCCCGCTTACGTCCGGTGTTATATGGAATGTCCATCCGGAAGTAACTGAGATCACTGAAACAGTAAGGCCGTAAATGTTCTGGGATGCATCACTATTACTTATCCAGTACGCCGTAATATAGTTAGCTATCGCTTGCTCAAGGCTGGTTCCCGAACCCTGTAAGGTCGTATCAAATAAAATCGACGAATCAAAAAGCGAAATAAACGGCTTAAATCTGATCTCAGAAAAGCCCTGTACCGTTTCGTTAACCTGAATAGCTGTTATATATCCAAAATAATCATCTGTATCATTTACAAGCCTTATATAATCACCCTTCTTTACGTTATCGTTAAATTCGATTAAAACCGAATTTTCGACCGTAGAAAGGTAATCAAATTTGTAATCTATAACCCCAGAATTATAGTGTTGTATTAAATTGAATGACGTATCAAAAATTTCTATGTTATATGGTTGCATATTCAATCTCCGCCTCAACGCCAACATTAAGCACGTTCGTGTTATCAGCGCCAAAAGTAACCGTGTTAACACCATGCCCGAACCTTACAAATCGTTGTGTAGAGTAATCTGATTGCTGATACATATCGGAAATCACATTCCCAAGCATATCAACCTGTTTAATGCTATAAGGTATCGACGTTGTATCAATAATAAGTCTGTGATTAGCAAGCACTGTACCGTTAACCTTGCCGCTTGACACTAAAACATTATTAAGGTAGTGCCTCCAAGTCGGGTTAACTGCTTCGCCAAATATAACAAGCCTTACGGGGCTACTTTGATACGAATCGGAATCAATCGTAACGGTATTAACGACGCTATCAGAGTATGTGTAATCATATGTGTAGTCGTAAACCTTACCGCCTACAATCTGACCCTCATTGTATTCTGATACCGTCTTATACCAAGGTGTAAGAGCTGTGAACTCTATTTTTATCGTGAGCTCGTTCCCGTCACCGTCGCCCCTTACTACCTTAGTAATTATTCCGCGTCTTGAGTAAGTTCCGTAATTGTTGTTATAGTCCATTGTTATGGGCTTATTTTGGCAAAATTGGGCAAAGTTAAAATATTGAAGCTCTGCCTCTGGTTGCCAGAACTTTATTGTGCCTTCAATCTTACCCTGTGTTACGTGGCTATCAAGAAGCGCAAACCTCTCTTCTATTCTTTGAAACTCCGCTTCCTGACTAAATCCAAGCCCATCAACTGCATAAAAGAAAAGATCATCGCGCGACGTTAAATTATATCTATTACCATCATTATCATATAATCTAAATGTTCTCATTACTGAAGCCCCCAGCCTAATTGCCTATTGATACCGTTAAACAGATCATTCATTGATACGCCTTCTTTTTCTGCAATCTGAGGTAAGTAATTGCTAAGTAGAGCTATAAGCGTATCAATTTTAGAATCGTTATTTGATTGCTGGAAATTGAACGACGGATTTGTATTAATGCCGTTTATTAGTTGCTGATCTAAGCCCTCAATAGCATCACTTACAACCGTTCTATCTTTAGAAATACCCTTAGCTATTCCTAAATCAAACATTTCACCTACATATATACCGGTTGTCGCCGGTGATGATATTCCAAGGGCTTCTTTTGCCGCATTAAATGCACTCTTTGCCGCATCTTTTGCCGCATCAACAATTAACCCCGCCGCATCCTTTAAGCCCTGAGCGATTCCCTTAATCAGATTTACACCGATTGAAGGCCAATCAAAGCTTCCGAAGCCGTTCACAATACTCTGTATAATCTTAGGGATTGCGGCAACCACTGTGGGAATAGAGCGTATAAATCCAGCCGCAATCTGGCCGATTAAAGCTATTCCTTGAGCAAGGAACTGAGGGGCATTACTTGTTATCGTACTAAGCACACCCTGAAGCACTGAAACCGCGCTTTGAATGACGCTCGGTAGGCTCTGGATAATACCTTGAGATAGGTTGAAAAGCAAGGTAATTCCTGAGCTTAAGAGCTGTGGGGCGTTCTGGTAAAAGAACTGCAAGAGCCCAGTAAGTATATTTCCCGCTGTTGTTATGACGGTTGGAAGGGCTGAAAGCAATCCGTTTGCTAAATTCGTGATGATGTTTACGGCAACATCCAGAATCTTAGGAAGGGCGTTAGTAATACCGTTAAATATTCCATCAATGATTGAACCGTCTGTTCCTAAAATCTCCATAGCCGCAAGGTCAAGAGAATTTCCAAGACTACTAAGCATATCATTACCGATTTTACCCCAATCGGTATTAATCAAGCCTTTCCCCAACTCTATAGCAATTCTAAGAGCCGCTTCCACAAGGTACGGAAGCGCCGAAACTATGCCTTCAATTAAGGCGGTCACTATGCTTACCCCAGTTTGAGCAATCTCAGCGGCATTTTTTGAAAGTTGGTTAAGCGCACCGATAAGAATTGGAGCTATTCCGCTTACTATATCCGGAAGCGCCTTTAAAATATTGCCGAACATAGGTAAAAGGTTATTGAAGATAAAAGCGTTAACCATTTCCCCCAGAACATCAAGTGAAGGCTTTATATCTTCGCCAAGTGACAGATTAGCAAGTAAGTTTTCGCCCGCCGCTTTCATTGCATTAAGTGAACCGGAAAAGGTTGTGGATGCTTCGTCGGCGGCAACACCTGTTAAATCAAGATTTTCCTGAATAACATGGATTGCTTTGTAAACGTCGCCAAGGTTATTAATATCATACTTAACGCCTGTGATCTTCTCGGCATCTGAAAGCAATCTTTCCATCTCAGCGCCGGTGCCTCCGTAGCCAATTTTTAAATTATCAAGAAGTTGGTATTGCCCACGTGCGAAACCTTGGTAAGCCGCTTGAATTGAGCCTAAATCACTGCCCATTTTCGCGCTATTGTCTGCCATATCAAGAATTGCAACGTTTGCCGCTTCCATTGCCGCCGTAGTATCACCGCCGTAAGCCTGTTTTAAGGCCGCGCCGAATGAAACAGCTTGTTCAGCGTATGAATTGGCTGATATTCCAGCTTTAGCCGCTTCCATTGCGTATTTTTTCGCACCCTCAGCCGCATCACCGTAAAGCGTTTCAAGGCCTCCGAAAGATTGCTGAAGATTGCCCCCAGCTTCAAGGGATGATTTTATAACCTTTCCAATACCAGCGGCGACAATAGCGCTTTTTATTGCACTGGCTATATTAAAACCCGCACTTTTGCCGGCGTTTGATGCTTCGCCGTTTAATGCGTTTGAAATTTCGCCTCCGATTCCTTTAGCTGAAGGAATTATTTGAACATATGCTTTACCTAGTTCCGTTGCCACCTAGTCGCCTCCATTCTCTATCAAAATCGGCTCCCGTCTTGAATTCTCGTGTCTTTTTCTTTTCAATAGTCTTAGTAAATGCTTCGACCAGTGATTTAGGTCTATTTCTGCCCGATTTTGCATCTTTTGTTTTCGCGTAAACATTGATTGCTGTGTTATCGCAAATATGGGCTAAGAGAAGCGTGTTAACGTCTACCCTTAGCCCTAATTCCTTCGCTTTTATCCGTGAGTTTATCGGCAAGCCGCTTGCAAGGGTTGCGATAAGCTCAACAGGATAATCATATAGATCATAAATGTTGTAAAACTGAGCAAAATCACAAATCAGCATACCCTCATCAAGTGCAATCATGCTTGATAAGGTTACGATTTTTTTGCGTCGTTATTATTCTGCCCAATCATTTCAAGTATTTCACGGAATTCCTTCATGATTGATTCTGTAGAGGCTATTCCGTCTTTATCTGTCACATGATCAATAAGCTTCTGCTCCTGATCTTCTCCAAGAAGAAAGGGAACAACAAACGTCATTCCCTTAATTATTTTTGATTCATCACCAGAATCACACTCGGCTAAAGCCTTAGCAAATCGCCAATCTTTAGCCTTTTTTTCTTTGACTTTACAACTAAATCCGCTCTTTGTTTTAATATCCATCTTTTCCGCCTTTCATCTGGTTAAGCTGAAGGAACAACAGGTTTAACCATGTACTCATAGTGAGTGTTTCCATCCTGATCAGGAATACAATCAATCGTTGTATCATATCCAACCGCATCCTCATCACCGTATACAATATCGCCAACGGCTGAAACCTTAGCGGTCGGAATAACGATTCTCTTCTTTGTGTTGTCAGACAAAATCATATCGATAACAAGAGAAACTTCCTCGATATCCTGATTGTTTGCAAGTACTGTAATACCTGTTTCAAGGTCGCCCGATACGTTGCTTGAGCCGTAAACCAGCTTAAGCACGTTGATATTCTTTATCTCAAGAAGCACAAACTGGAATGTATCTTCTTTAGAGCTAAGGATAACAAGCACAGTATCGCCGCCCCATGCCTTAATCTTCTGAACCTCAAGATTTGTTCCGTTTGTAAGTCCGGCATCAGAGCAATAGCCAAGGTCTACAAAACCACCGTCAAGCTCTTCATCCGGTGAAACAGGAAGCTTTGTTCCTTTTGGTGCTACTTTAATAGCGCCGTTAATGTCGGGCTTGCCCGCTGAAACGTTACTAGCATTATTCATATTAAGCCTCCCTTAATAATGAACTATGTCAAACACCGCCTGATAGCGGTATTCTTTGGTTATTGTATCTGTGTAATTGTAATCACTGTTAAGGCTAACGCTTACAATCTGCTCTAAGGCTATAGCGTTATACTGCATCTGATATTTAACCTGTTCGTTAAATATCGACGCTTCATATAAGCTATTGCCGTAGCTCTGGATAGTAATAGTTGAACGCTTAATGTGATTGTTTGTGGTTCCCCCTGTTTTCTCGATAAGATAATACTGTTGGGGGTTATCCTTCTTTTGCTTCTCAGTAAGAACGGGGATATTAACTTTTTCTGATAGAAAATTTAATATGATCTCTTCTATAATCATCCTCTTAATGCCTTTAAAATTGTATTATCGCGCGAGTTTGCGGCTTTGGTCTGCCTCCAGATAGCCGCAATTTGCGCGTTAACTCTGTTTTTACCTGTTTGAGTTGTAACCTCGTAGCCCGCACCAAGACGGCCAAGGGCGTTGTTTGCATAGCCCGCGCATATATCCATCATTTCAGGCGAACGCAAAAGCTCACGCACTCCCGCCCGATTCAGAACTACATTGATATTTCCCATAATCTTCACACCTTACTTTCATGTGCCAAGGAAGCACCGCCGGAAGGTTGGCTTCAATCCCAGTAATAGGAAAGCCGAAAGTTTGCACAACGTGGCTGATTCCGTAAGCATCAACCCACTCAACTTTCCTATTAACCCAATCATGATTATCACCTTTCGGAATCCCAAGCATATACTTAATAACTTTTCCGTATATGTTTGTTGATGTTGTGATATCGTCCGTTGTTGGTTCCCCAACTAAAACATTCTTAACTTCAACAGGGTTTATCTTTATGATTGGATTCCCCAAGGGGTCAATCCCAACCTGTTCTTCTTCGTATAAAATTACTGTGGTGCCTTTAATCCTTGCCATATAAACATAGCTCCCATTTTCTGCCTTAAAAGGCCAAGCTTTTTAAGATCGTTATTAAGAAGTGAATTAGCTATACCGCCACCGGCTACCGCATACGTACCACTCCAAGAGTAGCCAAGTGCTGACTGGCTTTCCTGTGTCATTGCGTCGCCCTCTGTGGATTGCCTTAAGATTCTGGTTACAACGTCAACCGTGACAACCTTAACAACGCTCTCATATGCGCTATCTTCGGCTATCATCTGATCTACGTCTTTCCCTATGCTCTTACCCGCAACCCTTATCTCATCCGATACAAGCGGCAAAAGCGCCTCCGCTCTTGATTGCTCTTCGGATGTTAGCGGCCTCCAAAGTGTTTGAATATCCTCTACTGTCGCAAAAGCATTACTCATTTTTTTACCCTCTTTTTTCTCTTAGGCTTTGGCTTTTCCTCGGCTTTTTCCTCTGGCTTAACTAACGTAATAGAGCGAGTTTCATCCAACGCCTCTATGTGCTTTGAATGAATCTCGCTCGTAGCCTCGAAAATAAGCCCTGTGATTGTATTTCTATACCTCATAGAGCCCCCAAGAAATTAAGCTGAAGTGCTATCAGAGATAACCGCAAATGCATCCGGAACAATAATCCCCCAGCCAATGTAAGCCTCACCTCTAAGATATACCTGATTGTATGCCTTAAGGTCTTTTCCGGAATTGTCAGGGTCGCCGTACTCGATAACTTCAAAAGGAATCTCTTTTGCGAAGCCCCATTTAAAATAATCAGCAAAGTTACCAACAATAGCCTCAACACCGCTATTATTGAACGAAACAGTGCTATTTGAATCAACGGGAAGCCCATTGATCTCTGTTACTTCTGAACCCCATCCAAGTGTCGGGAACATGGGCTCATTTGAAGATGTGCCTTTCTTAAGCTTTGCAAGTGCGCTTCTGAAAGTCGGGCTCATAGCCATACCTGTTACAAGATGCTCATTTGTTGTTACAAGGCTAATTGCATCCTCAACATTTGCATCCGGTGTAGAACTATCATATGTTACTGTCTGATCTACAAGATCGGCAAAGTTTTTGTTTGTGAGAATTGAAGCGGCTGAACCTGTGCGGGGATTAACTCCGTGGAAAGCCATGATATCAAGGCCTCTTGCTACCTTCTTAGCAAATCCCTCCGAAAAAGTTCTAAGATACTGTAATCTGATCTCGTCGGCTCCGTATCTGAATTCGTCTGATACTCTAACGCCGTATTCAACCTTGACCGGAATCATGGTTACAGGTTCAACAGTTGCACCGCCGTTTGATTTAACGCCGTTCTCGCCCACAAGGTTTACTTCTGTGTCAAGATCAAAAGTAAACATTTCTTTCCCGTTAAAAGGAATAGGCTCTGAGTTTGATAATCTTGCAAGTGAGCTCTTGCCTCTAGCAAGGTTAAAAAGTTCGTTAGTTAACTGAGCGGGGAATAATGAACCTCTTGAAATAGTATCGCCCATAATATACCTCCTACTGGTTTTGTAACTGCTCATTCACCTGAGCTAAAAGCCCCATGAACTGAGCATCTATATTGTTTGTTGGTGTTTTAGCTCCCTCTGTAGTTCTTAACGGCGGCGTATTTGAGGGCTTAATTAGTGATGCTAAATTTTCAGCATCCTTTGAAAGCTCTTCTTCGGTGGTGCCTATTAGCCTATCCGCAAGCTCTAAGGGTAACTTGTTTGTGTGAGCTACTTTCTGTTTTAGAAGTTTTCCTTCTGCCTCTGTAGCTCTATTTGTGAGCTTCGAAACAACATCATCATTTGAAGCTATCTTTTCATTGGCTTCTTTGAGCTTTTCTTCGAACTCTTTAAGCCTTTTTTCCTGTTCGGCCTTAAGTTCCTTCACCTTATCCGGCGAAAGATAATCTTTATACTTCTCTTCAAGCTCTCTATCTTTCTGTGCGAGCCTTGATTTAATAGCTTTGTCAAATTCTTCCTGTGTTTCGATTACTTTAAAATCGCCCATGTAAAACCTCCCTCTTTACCGTGAGTAACGTAGATTTATGTACATAAAAAGAGCATCCTAAGATGCTCCTTAAATGTTGATTTTTTGTTTCATTAAGTTGTTTTTGTTGGTAGCACAGAGCCATGCGGCTAAAATCATTGAATCCATAATTGCAATATCCTGAGTTTCAACAAGCGACTTGTAACCAAAGCCGCCCTTTGAACCTATAAGCCTCTTATCGCAATTTGTAACAACGTTTTTAAGTGATTCTTGCCCCATATGGCATATATTCTTAGCAAATAGATTTTGCTCAAACAAGGCGTTTGAATTTATGATCTCCCCGACGCTTGGAAGTATCGGCTTTAATCTTATGCCTTTATCCTTCATTTCGTCGGCAAGTAGCTTTTGCCCGCTTGCTCCGTCTATTGCTATGGCTTTGAGCTTTGGATTATTGAAATATTCAAAAATCCATCTATTACCGGCTCTAACCGATACGCAATCAATAGTTTCTACAAAAATCTTTCCTTCTTCGGTCTTAGCCGCTATGCTCATAGCAACATTAACACCGTCGCGGCCGTACTTAATGCCGATATATCTAGCATCCTGAAGCTTTGGCATTTTGCTAAGTTTAAGGTCAACCCATTCTTTTTCAGAAATACATGATTTTTGATTAAAGCTAACCCAGAAGCCAAGACGCTGGATATTAAAATCAAGCTGATCACCTGAAAGCTCATTCCTTATTTTTCTCTCGGAAAGTTTTAATCCGAAAGAAGGATTATAAAGTTTCCAGAGCTCAACATCATTTATCGCGTCGCCTTTTACGTATTCAGGTGTCGACCACTCAGCCCAACCCGTTTCAAAAGCGCTCTTATCAAGCACCTTATTTCTAATCCTTACAAGCACATCCCCGCCGGATTTAACTGTTGGCGGTGTACCGGTTAGGATTATTTGCGGATTGTCTGAATCTGAAACCGTATATTGAAGTGCTGATTCTTGTTTACTAGTATATTCTTGTGCCTCGTCGATTATAAGAAGATCAAAACCTTCACCAAGGCCGCCGCTATCTGTGCGCGTTCTGAATTCAATGCTTCCGCCTCCGCTGATCTCGATATGCTCAAGACCGTATTGCTTTGAAGCAAAGAATGAATTTTCAGGCATATTCTTTTTTTTGCGGTTATGTTCTACATAGCCCGCTTTTTTAAGCGCATCATATAGCCTTAAGAAAGCATCATGTGAAGTCGTGGTTCGGTGCGCCGTGTGGCATACCTTTTCTTTGATATTTACAATTCCATCCATTTCACGGGCAACCAGTACTTCACCTTTTCCATTTCTTCGGCTAACACATAGCCCGTAATTGATATACTTCCATTCGTTCGAATCATTAACCGCTTCGATTGCTCTTATCTGCCTTTTTTGCCATTCAAAAAGCTCATTGCCTGTTTTGCCATATGTTTCAATAGCTCTATCGCCGTATGTCTGTTTAAATTCTACGTTGGTAAAGGAAGGGTTTTGATTGTCAACCTTCATTCCTTACCTCCGTTTAATTGCTTTTTGTCTTTCGATAATTTTATTTATCTCTTTTTGAATCTCATACGGATCCTTTCCCAAAGTTGAACGCCGCGCCGTTGCGCGGTCGTAGCCAGTTTGATTTACAAAATTTGCTATTTCCAAATCGCGTTCAATCTGATCTAACTGGTTAAGCCTCTCTTCGGCGCTCATATTCGGAACGCTTCCCGCATCTTTACGCCTATCAAGTTCCTCTTTTGGTGTGCTCCAAGTTTTTTTGCTCCAAACGTTTTGTGACGTTTTCTTGCTCTGATAAGTAACGGTACATCTGCAAAACTCATGCCGCCTATATATATCTTGGGGAACTGAATCATAATCATATACACCCGCAAGGTTAGCGCACCAATCACAACACCCAAATTGATAAGTTCGGGTTATCGTCGTCTTAAGCCCCAGATCATTTCTAACTTTCGCATTCTCTTTAATAAAATCATCAAAAAATGCTTCTGAGTTATTAACAATCGGTTCTACAAGCCACATAATAGCCCGCTCAAGCGTGATATCGTCGGCTGTCATTTTGTCAATCAATCCCTGTATACGCGATTCAGGGAACTCGGCTTTCGCGGCTTTAAGTCCGATTCCGTTAGCAAGGTCTATTTGCCTCTGAATCTCTGCCGCTGTTTCATTAGTTAGATCATAGTTGTTCATAAGGTTAGGCGTAACAGTGCGCTTTGCAATGTTGTAATAAAGCTTGCCATCCGGAAGCGTGTTTTCATTAAGGTTATTAACCAGTGCTCTTGATAGGTTTTCGCCTAAACGCTCCGAATATAAGTGCCCATCTTCAAACGTCGCTGTTCCATCCCTAATACGCTTTGAAACCGTCGCTATCTGCCTATCCTTCATCATAAAACTTTGAAAGTCCGTCTTGATAGCTTGGTTAAGCGCTGATACTACATCAGCCATATAACCGCCTTTCCCCGCCTATTAAGGCAAGAAAAAAGAGCGTCGGCGGAAGTAACGCTCCAAGCGCTTGCAATCGCTTTTCCTTGCCACGAAAAGGGATAATCCCTTAACGCCAATCTTTAGAAAACTCATCCAAAAACGTTTTCATTGCGTTCTGAACTTCGGCATCTTTATTTACAACAATAGCCTCCTCAGGGATTCCCCTCCATGTTTCAGCTCTTACCGAATAAATAATCTTTCCATTTACCTCTTCGGCGCTTTCAATCGTTGCCGGTATTAAGATAGAATCGCCTGTATTATAGAGTGTAACCATATAACCCCCCTTAAATTCCAGTAAGTTGCAATAACTTCTCTTCGGTTAGATAGTCGGGCATTATTGAGCCAATTTTTTGGATTGCGTCACCAATGCCGCCCAAGGTTGAAACATCAGCCCTAAACGGTGGAAACCATATTGCTTTAGTAAAACGTATCTGATCGCGTGTATATTTGAAATTGTCGCGTATACAAGCCGCGAGATAACCCGCATTCATTAAGCCGGTACTGAATGATGTTTGCGCCCTTGTAGCCGTAAGCCTTAGATTTTCATGTGATGCTTTAATTGCTTCGTAACTTGAAGGATTACTTTGAGGGAACCCCAGATCATCAAGGGTAAGCCCTACTTCTCCGGCGAACAAACTAGCAAACATTTTAAGCTGATCTACGTGAGGGCTCATGCTTTCTTGTGTGAACTGTCCAACCTTCACATGATCTGTGCCATCAGCATTTAGTGAAAATTGCATTAAAGCCGACATAGCCGCCGACCATTTTTCTAAAAGCTGGGCGTTATCGTCCAAGCCCTGAACGTACTTCTGAGGGAATGAATAGAACTCTGCCGAAATCTCAGAGCGCTTAATTGTTCGTGCGGCTCCCTGTGTATATGACATACAAGCGCGTGATATCCTTGAATGTCCAAATGGCCGTTTTGCATCAGGTCTAAAAATGATAGGTACTAAAAGCGGATAGCCCGCTTTATTCTCACGCCAATCAACCAGCTCACCATTTTCATAATATGCGGTGTACTCCCTTGTAAAATAAGCACTCTTAGTAATAGCTCCGTACTCATCACGCTCAAGAGCCGCATAGCCCTCATTTAAAAGCTGTGTGGTATCATCAATGATTCCCGTGGCGTTAGCTCCGTCGATAACCTGAAGCCTCGGGAATCCGTTTTCATTTTCGCTGATATAGATAAATGAGCAAGAGCCTATTAGAGCGCTAAGAATAGCCGAATCAACTAATACATCCCTGTTGTTCATGGAGTAGATAGTTTCGAAATCAAATATATCATCAGAGAACCCGTAGAGGGTTAATCTGTCGGCTAATGAATCAACTCCCTTAGCGCACCAACCCAGAACCGACTTAAAAGCTCTAAGCTCTGGCGGTGTAGAGATACCGAAATCAAGCGTTAGGTTTTTCATATCGTAATAACGGTATCTTTTATCTACATACATTTTTTTTAACAATAATTTTCGCTCTAAATAGGCAATTCCGTAATAATCCATGTTTTCACCTTTACTAATAACTTGATTTGTTAAGTATCACTTAAATTTTCAACGACATATTTGTACAAGATCGGAAGAGC